ACTGTTATTGCTCCCGATGTTGTATTTATAAAATATCCATTACCACTCACACCTGTAAATCCTGCTGTCTTTGCAGTAGTATCCCAATTTACAGCACCACTTCTTCCAAAACCTGTCTGACTTGCTCCGCTTGCAAGTGATACTGTATCACCAGAAGCACCCAAAGTTATTGTAGTTCCTGATTGAGAAATTATACTTCCGCCATCAGTTGCTTTTAATGCATTTGATTTTAAATCTCCATTAACTGTTACTGGAACTCCTGCTGTTACCGATACTGAATCTCCAGAATCTCCAACAGTTACTGTACCACAATTTGTTCTTGGACTTATTTTATTTACTTTTACTTCACTCATAATTTACCTATGTTTGAAACCTATATCTTATTATAACAATACCTGAACCTCCAGAATTACCATTACCATTAAAATTAGCTCCACCACCATTACCTGAATTTGTAGGACCTGCTGGAGAACCTGGATTACCACCGTCACCACCGTTTGCACGTTTTACAGGACTTCCATTAATTGAAGAAGTTGCACCATTTCCAGATCCAGTTGAAAGAGCTGATCCTCCATCTGCACCAGGAATAGGATTACCTGGACTTCCTTGAGGTGGACTAACCGGAGGTGTATTTCCTGAGCCTACCGAACCACCTCCACCTCCTGGTCCTGAATAACCTGCTCCTCCTCCTGAGCCTCCTGGATTACCATTTCTAGATGACTCTGTGCCACCATATCCATACCCAGAAGCTCCACCACCACCGCCAGCTGATGTAATAGATGAGAAGACTGAATTACTTCCATTACTTCCTTTACTAGGAAAAGAACTACTTCCACCACCGCCACCACCAACTGTGACTGGGTAAGGCGATACTGATACAGGTAAAGCTGAAACACCTGAGCCCAAAGGACTTCTTGAATAGCACCCTGAAGCTGCACCAGAGGATTCTCTATAACCTCCAGCACCACCTCCTCCTGATGGGTCACTGGTTCCTGATTTACCACCACCGCCACCACCAGCTACTACCATATAATCTACGGTGTTTGAACCTGCAGCATTACCTGCTGAAGATACGCAGAAAGTTCCAGGGCTTGTAAATGTATGAATTTTAAAATCTCCAGAGGTTGTAACTGTTCCACCTGTTGCTGCAACATATGATGCATCTGGATTAACTGTAATTGAAAAAGCTCTGTCTGATGTAGCTCCTGTTTCAGTTACTGTAATTCTAACTGTAAAATTAGAAGTTGTTGAAGTAGATTGTGCAGTAGCAGTTCCAACAAAAGCACCTGTCGATGAATTAAGAGTTAAACCTGCTGGTAAACTTCCTGATTGAATAGAATAACTTACTGTACCAAATGTACTTGTACCTGTTACAGGAGATAAATTTGCATTTGGATCTGCTCTTTCAGAACTTCCTGCGATTGAACCTAAGGATCCTGCTGCAGTAGTAAAAGTAATTGTTAGAGGTGCTATTGGTCCTGAATCTCCAGCACTTGATACTAACCAACCTTGAGTAGCACCTGAATAAGTTAATGTTGTTGCTTGTCTATTTGCAGTAACACCTTGTCCTACTGTTCCACCTTCAATTTTTTCTCCAGATTGTGGAGAAAGAATAATAGCATTTGTATTTGCATTTGATACATAATCTAAAATAGTTACTGATTCTCCTGCAACCCCTGTTGGTAAAGTTACTGTTACTTCATTCGAAGATGTATCAACAAAATAACCTTCACCAGCACCTGCATTAAAATTAGCAGTCTTTGGTGTAGTTTCCCATTGGACACCAGCACCTAAATCGTTAGTAGCACCAGAAGCTAATTGAATAGTATCTCCACTTGCTCCAAGTGTAATAGTGGTTCCTGATTGACTTATAATTATTCCTCCGTCAGATGCTTTATAACTGTTAGATCTAATATCATTACCAGGAACAGAAACAGTTTGACTTGCTCCACCGACCGTTACTGCAGTACCACATTTTGCAAGATAAGTGTTGTTACTTGTATCCTTAATTGTGTCTGCTTTATAAACCTCAGCTGTCACTGTATGTGTTGAACCACATCTAGAGATAACTGCGTTATCATCTTGGTCTGTTATATTATCTACTTTTATTTTACTTGCCATAATTATTGAAATTTGTACCTTATTATTACTATACCTGATCCACCATTAGAACCTGTATCTGAACTACCATTAGTATATTGTCCTCCACCACCGCCACCACCAGTGTTGGTTGTTCCAGCAGCTCCATTAGCTCCACCATCTGGGCCTCCACCTCCTTTTCCACCACCACCTGAACCTCCAGGTGCGCTTGGACCACTTGTTCCAAAAGAAGGACTTCTTGATCCTCCTCCACCACCACCTGCATATGTTACTGGACTTCCTGTAATTGAATTGGCTGTACCATTTCCACCAAATCCCCCTCTGTTAGGAGTTGGAGAACTTCCACCTGTTGCTCCTGATCCTCCTCCACCACCACCGTGTCTTATACCTGATGCAGGGGAAGGTGCTGATGGACCACCAGGATTTCCTTGAGGTGGACTTACGGGAGGAGAATTTCCTGATCCTCCAAGGTTTGCTCCACTACCATCTGGTCCAGATCCACCACCACCTCCTCCAGATCCTCCTGATCTTCCTGTATTATCTCCAGGTCCTGGACCATCACCGCCACCGCCACCACCGCCACCACCTGCTGAAGTTATTATTGAAAAAATTGAATTTGATCCTGAGTTACCAAAATTATTTGATTGAGCTGTACCACCAGCACCAACTGTAATAGGAATACTACCAGGTACAACAGGTATTCCTGAACAAGAGGATGGATAATTTGTTCTGTGACCTCCTCCAGCTCCACCACCACCTGACACTGCTCCACCTGCTCCACCACCAGCAACAACTCTGTAGTCTACTACTGCTAAACTTCCAGATCCAGAACTTACACAAAAAGATCCTGGTCCTGTGAATGTATGAATTTTAAAATCACCACAAGTTGCTATTGATCCTCCAGTTGCTGAAATAAGTTCTGGTGCTGGCTCTCTGTCACTTAGTTCACCACTACTTACAGTTTTCCAACCCTTAGTACCATCAACATATACAAATGTCATACTTATACCTGAATTAGATATAGTTATATCTGAAGCACTTCCTTCAATGTTAGAACTATTTCTAGCTACTGTAATATTATTTGATTCTGCTGTGTTTGCATAATCTGATATAGCAACAATATTACCAGCACTTGGTGAGGATGGTAAAGTAACTGTTACAGCTCCACCTGTTGTGTTTACAAAATATCCTTCTCCGTTTGCTGCTGTAAAATTAGATGTTTTAATACTTCCTGTTTGCCAGTCGACAGTACCTGTTCTACCAAAACCTGATTGTGATGCACCTGATGCAAGAGTAATGGTATCTCCACTTGCACCTAATGTAATAGTCGTGCCAGATTGACTGATAATATTACCAGCATCTGATGCTTGTACAGCATTTGTTTTTACAACATTACCTGAAGCAATAAGATTTGCTGCAGTTGCGTTTCCTGTAACTGTTGCACTTCCTGGAACGTTTACACTGGTGTTGCATTTACCAACAGTTAATGTTGTTCCGCATTGTGGCTCAACTGTGTTTACTTCTATCTTACTCATTAAATTACTACTACCGTTCCTGTTATAGTTTGTGTTCCAGTTACTGTAACTGGTCCTGCTAACACTCCTGAGTCAACTGTCTGATCTTCAGACAATGTTGAATTGTGTGTGACTACATAAGTTGTAGCTTCCATAATTGGTGAAATAGTCTTAGTAGATGGTATGGTACAAAATACTTCTTTTTCACCCGCTGAAAAATTAACTAAGTTATTAGAATTAGTTGAAGATATTACTGTTGCTCTTGATAAAGTTGCAGTGCCGGTTGTGGTCAATGAATAACCCATTCCAGAATGATATTGACAATATGTATATAATGTTGGTGCAGAAGCAGCTACCGTAAGTTCTAATCTTCTAGTAGTTGCAGAAGCAAAACCAGATACGTAAGCGGCTTCACTAACAGCACTTCCATCTAATTTGTAAACTACACCTGTATTATAACTTGATCCCCCACCATGTGTCCCATCTGCAGTGGTTGAAATTTTAAGTGGATGTGAATCTACCGAAGAGTCATCCATATTAAAAGTGTATGTTACACCTTCAGCTAAATTAATTGTAGTTTGTAAACTTCCGTCTGTATAATATTTGTTTCCACTTCCTGGATTGACAACAGTAATAGCTAAAGTAACACCAGCGTTAACAAGGCCAGTTCCAACTTCAAATTCATCAGATCCAGTATTTGTTATGCAGTAATATGTATTTTTACCCGCACCAATACCTCCAACAAACCCTATGAAGTCTTGAGTTGCACCTAATAAAGTAACTGTTCCAGTTCCTGTAGAGGTGCTTGTTTCTTTAACTCTATCATCAATGACAAGAGCCATGCATCCTCCTTATGTTAATCTTAGTATTGCTGCTGATGTTGTAAATGCTGGAAACTGAATAGTAAATGTTCCTGCAGTTGCAGTTTTATCTCCACCAAAATCTAAAACACAAACAGCATCAGTAGTACCCGAACCACCATCAGTTGTTGTATTATAAATTAAAGCTCCTCTAGCTGTTAATGTAACACCAGTAAAAGATAAATCAGCAAAGTCAGTAATTGCTATTGATGATGAAACTTTTACACCTTGGTTTACAAGTGCTTTACCACCCGCAGTGTATCCTGAAGAAGTAACTTCAGTATTAGATCCACCACCTGG